ATCTGTCTTATCAGAATTATTTGTCTTAACTGTCTTATCAGAATTATTTGTCTTAACTGTCTTATCAGAATTATTTGTCTTAACTGTCTTATCAGAATTATTTGTCTTGTCTGACTTGTCAGAATTATTTGTCTTGTCTGACTTGTCAGAATTATTTGTCTTGACTGTCTTATCAGAATTATTATCACTATTTGTCTTCTTAGATTTGTCATTAGATTCAATAGTCTTGTCAGTCTTAATAGTCTTGTCTAGATTATTATCAGTCTTAGATGTTGTAGTTTTGGGAATAAATTCTTTAGGACTATTTTTCCAGATATCTATTTTTGGTGTGAATGTTAATTTAGGGGTTGTAGTTAGTTGTTCATTTTTAGAAAACATTGACACTAACTTGCTAAAATTGGATTTGCCAATTCCATTTGGAACAACTGGATTCTTCCCATGATCTGATTTAATAACTTCCTGTTTTAGCTCTTTATTCTCAATGTTCTTATTATTTGAGGACTTATTAATTGGTTTAATAATTCTGCTCATTTTGTTTGATCTAACTGTTTAATTAACTGGTAGATCATAAATTATTATTTAAATGTATTTTTTTTCAATTTTATTTCTTTTTCTTTTTAGCTTTGTTATTTAATTTCATATTAGATAATCCTGGCATTCCTCCAAACATACTCATCATTTGGTCAAGTCCGCCAAAACCACTCAACATCTGTTTGGCCATTTCGTCCATATCTTTCTTCTGTTCTGGTGTCAAACTGTCAAATTGTTTTTGCATATCTTTAAAGTCACCCATTCCAAGACCACTGATTCCACCAAGATCCAATCCTAAGTTAAGATCTAAATTATCATTACTTCTTGTAGATGATTTTGATTCATTTGTATCACTAACTGGTTGAATAGATTGAATTGTCTTATTCTTTAACATATTATCGGCAGTTCTCAATGTCTTAAATGTGTTTTTGACTGTCTCTAATAATCCTATCATCTTCATAACACTGTCATATCCTGTATACACATAATTCAATCCTACAATGTCTCTAGTCGATTCTCTGAATTTAGCCATATAAATTGTAAAATCTGAATACATTGTGTCAAATGCAGTTGATAATTGTTCATATTTCTTTTTCGATTTTTCTATAATTTCATCCTTAATATTGAATTTTGAACACAGTTTATTGACATATTCAACTCTATATGAATCAATAGATTTAATTTGAACATTCTTGGAATCTGTTTCAGTTTCATTACTAATATTATTGAATGTCGGATTATTCACAAACTTACTTGTATTGACAATAATATCATCAATTGACAAATCATACCAATACATTAAACCACAAGATACTAAACATCCTGATACTGTGAATAAATAAAACATACCAAACAATCCAAAGAAATGACATGTCAACATCAAAATCAATGACAATAATGATAAATAGTTCAATTTGATCAATCCAATCATCATTAACATAATCAAATTAAATGATGACACACCAAAACCAAAAAATATGGTTGTTGCAGTCAATAACGTAACTAATAATCGAGACATTTTAATTAATTGAAAATAGATAGATATTTTTAAACCTTTAATTATTTAATTAATTCCATAATATTTTGGTCTTGCCATATTTCTCAAGTGTCTCATTGATTTGTCCAAAATGATCATTATTCATAAATGCTGGATAATTCTTCATAGGTTTATGGGCAGAAAATCCAGATGGATGTGATGAAATAATTGTATGATGTTTGTCAAGATTTATCAGTTTAATTTTTTCATATGCATCACTTCCCCATAATACAAAAATAATATTATCCATGTATGTTGAAATATATCTAATAATGTAGTCTGTAAACCATTCCCATAATCTTGAATGTGATTTCTTCACTTCATTCAGAACAGTTAACGCAGTATTAAGCATTAAACATCCTTGTGATGCCCAATACCAAAGATTCCCTGTTGTCGGTTTCTTTTTAAGATGACCATATTTAACCATATTCGCAAAAACATTATCAAGTGAACTCGGTATATTTGTCCCATGTGGAACTGAAAATGATAATCCCATAGCTTGTGGAACAGGAATAGATATGGTCTTATTCTCACTACTTGTGCTATCTGTATCTTTATCATTACCATTATCAGTATCATTAACATATTCTACATTGAAATATGGATCTTGTCCAATAAACACAACCTTTAATTTATCTGCCGGTGTCATCATAAATGCACTAAATAGATATTCAGGTAATGGATATATTTTAGCTCTCTTGTCCTTCTGAATAATACTCTTGAATTCCTTTTCAATTGTTGCAAATTTAGGATTCGAAAATAAATTCGAAAACATTATGATCCATGATGAATCATAAGGAATTTCTTTTATAGATTTCCCAGATCCCACAAACTTATTCCATCTTTGTGCCTTTGAATATGTTGTCTTATCTAATTTTGCTATCTTTATAATATCACTATTATCTGTAGTCATATTATGGTCAATTGTGTTTTGTGTAATTATTTTGTCATTATGTATTTTACATTTATTTATTCAATTTTTATGAATAACTTGTCTAATATTTCTGTCCAATATTTCTGTCCAATATTTCTGTCCAATATTTCTGTCTAATAAATCTGTCTAATAATTCTGTCTAATATTCTGTCTCATAATCTGTACATATTTCTGTAATATTTCTGTCTCAAAAATCTGTCTATTAATCTGTACATTAATCTGTCTAATATTCTGTCTAATATTTTGTCTCATAATTCTGTCTCATAATCTGTCCAATATTTCTGTACATAATTCTGTATGAGTCTATTTGAATATTCATATTAATTTATCATGACAAATATTTCTGTAATAACTCATGGTCAATAAATATTTCCAATATTCATATTATTTCTGCAAAATTTTGTCCAAAAATTTCTTTATAAATAACTATAATAAGTGAATATGTAACATTATTAATGCAGATAATTGTTGTCTAATTTTCTAATAATTTCTGTCCAAAAATATTTGTAATATTCTGTCTCATGAATCAGTCTAATATTTCTGTAAATATTTCTGTCTAATAATCTGTACATATTTCTGTCCAATATTTCTGTCCAATATTTCTGTATAAATGATATTAATAGAGTAATACCAATAATTATGTAATATTTCTGTCCAACTTTTTGTAATAATTCTGTCTGATATCATAATCAATAATCATGTCAATATTTGTATTCAATATTTGTCACAATAATTCTGTAAAGTCTATGTGAATATTCATATCAATTCATAATGACAATTATTTCATAATAAAATAGTCTGATTAATTTTTCTGTAATAACTCATGATCAATAAATATTTCCAATACTCATGTTATTTCTGTCTAATAATAATATCAATATTTCTGTAAAAATCTGTCCAAAAATTTCTTTATAAATAAATATAATAAGTGAATATGTATCAATATTCATGTAGTTAATTTGTCGTCTAAATTTGTAATAATTTCTGTCCAAAATATTTGTATAATTCTGTCTAATAATAATATTAATTATTCTGTAAAAAAATTGTCCAATATTTCTGTCACAATAATTCTGTAATAATCTGTCTAATATTTCTGTACATTATTCTGTACAATATTTCTGTAATAATATTTCTGTCTAATAATCTGTCCAATAATTCTGTCTATTAATCTGTCTCATAAATCTGCCTCATAAATCTGCCTCATAAATCTGTACATTATTTCTGTCTAATATTTCTGTCTCATAATCTGTCCAATATTTCTGTCTAATATTTCTGTCTAATATTTCTGTACATTATTTCTGTCTAATAATTCTGTCCAATATTTCTGTACATTATTCTGTCCAAAAAATTGATAAATTAACATATGATATGTATGTGTCTGATTGACCAATAATTATATATCAATGTTTATTATACGAAATATATGAACAATAACAACACACATATACCCTTGCATTCTGTGGGGATAGATCAGAAAAAACCAATAATTAAAAAAAATAAATGTGATTTGTCTAGTTTCACTAACTGTCAATTAGAAGATATTCTAATACAGATTGAGAACAAAACAGAACAGAAAAAGGACTATAATTTATGTCCTGAATGTGGATCAGGACTTTTTTTTGAAGATCATTCCAAAGGTATAATAATATGTGAATGTGGACTTGTTATAAATGACATTTATGATAATACTGTCGAAAGACGTAATTATGATGGAGATGAAGGTGAGAATGTTAGAATGGGTATGGTCCATAATAAACTGTTACCACAATCATCATTAGGAACAATCTTACATATTAGAGGCAAAATCAGAAAATTACATATATGGAATGCTATGCCATATAAGGAAAGATCAGACAATGTAATGTTCAAAAGAATCCATGAAATATGTGTAAACTATAATATAGTCAAAATGATTGAAGAAGATGCCAAAATTTTATGTAAAAAAGTTAGTGGCACAGTTCATAAAAATGGTAAGAATAAAGGTAAACCTATTATTACAAGAGGTGATAATAGAGCTGGTATAGTTGCCGCATGTGTGTTCATTGCATGTAGAAGAAATGATGATACAAGATCATCAAAAGAAATAGCCACATATTTTAATATTGATGAAAGAGATGTTAATAAAGGTGTCAGAAGTCTAATGAGTATATTAGATGATGATGGAATTGTCAAAGAAATCGGAACAAGTAAAGTATTACATTTCATTAAACGTAAATGTGATGAACTCAAATTGCCTAATAGATTTACCGATGTAGCATTAACAATTGCAAAAAATATAGAAAGATTAAATATTGCATCAAATCATACCACATTTTCATTAGCGGCCGCATGTATATTATTAATGGCTGAAATACATGGAATAAAAAATATTAACAAAAAAATATTGTCAAAAGCATTTTTTGACTTGTCAGATGTGACAATTGGGAAAACTTATAAACAAATTAAAGAATTCAAAAGTGTCCTTGTTGACAATAGCAAAGTCACTAATATCATCATAGACATAAATAAACAAAAAGAAAGAAGAGTCATATCTAAAGAAGTATGGATAAAGATGATACAATTTGGAGTAGACACATCAAAATTTATATTGGAAGATCAAGACAAATATATTGACGAATATATTAAATCCCATTGTATAAATCTAGATAGAATGGTTCAACAACTTAAATACATAGAATCAACTAAACCAAAAGAAATCGAAAAGACATTCCAATTAATAATGGAGATCGACAAGAAATTTAATATTATTGATAATATACAAAACAATAATACTTAATGAATTTATTTATCACTTTCTGAATCTGAAGATTTGTCATTTGATTTATTATTATCATCATTACCATCATCATCTTCATTATCTTCATTATCATCATCATGAACATCTTCTTCATCATCAACAACAATATCATCAATTTGTTCAATATGATTATTAAATCCGCCATCATTTTTATATAAATATGAATCTTGATCACATGTTACATCACAAACATCATATTTTCCATTTGGATATTTGGAAAGGACATATTTATGATCTACTAATGCATATGGGATAATATCATAGATAGAATTGACAATGATGACCTTAAAATCACCAGTATTAGAATATTTCTTTTTAGAGAATTCATCAATAGCCTTTGTAACCTTTTGATTGTTCAAAGGATTAATTAAATTAAATAGACTGTCATTAGTTTCTTTAATTTTTTTGAGATCTTCAAGATTTTGTTCACAGACGAAAACTAATCTAACACCGGCAATTTTAGCACCAGTTAATTTATGTTCAAGACCACCAATAGCAGTAATATTACCACCAATAGAAATTTCACCAGTCATTGCAATATGACGTTTGATTGGTAGTCCAATAATTCTTGATATGAATGCAGTAGTAAATGCAGAACCTGCAGATGGACCATCTTTAGGAACTGCACCTTCAGGTGTATGGACATGAATACCACCTTTATTATGTTTATAGAATTTTTCAACATATTCAGCCTTAGTGCAATTTTTGGCAATAGTCCATGAGAAATTAACAGACTCTTTCATAACCCTTCCTTGTTTGCCTGTCATTTCGAGGATGAATTTATGATGACCATTTTTAGTTGGATAACATAAAATAGGTATAATACCACCAGAACCACTTGTAGTAGCATATAAACCATTAACAACACCAATTTGATCTGTAAGATGAATTTTTTCAACAGTCAGTTTAGGTTTGCCAAGATATTTAACAACTTGAGACTGTGTAATTCTAATTGGTTTATCAGAACTAAAGACAGTTCTATGTTTGAATGGACCACGAGCATAAATACGGTCGACATTGACTTTAAGGAATATTTTTTCAATATAATTTTCGAGTTTTCTAACACCAGCCTCAAGAGTGTATTTATTAATAACATATTCAATAGTTTTTGTTGACAATGTAATAGATCCTCTAGTGATACCAACACCATCAAGAAGTTCAGGGATCAAATATTCTTTAGTTATTTGTATCTTATCGGCCAATGAATAAGGTGATACATTAATGATTTCCATACGGTCCTTAAGAATGGGATCAATTTTAGATGGATCATTGAAACTGAAAATGAAGATACATTTATTAAGTGGGAATGTAACATCTTGGAAGAATTTATCAGAGAATTTAGAGTTAGTGTTTGGATCAGTGGCATGAATTAATACATTAAATACTTCATTAATGCCATTTTTAGCACATGCTTTATCTAACTCATCAAAGAATAGAATACATCTAGGTTCACCAGCCATAACCATTTTAGTGACAATCAATCCAGGTTGAGCACCAGAATAAGTAATAGAATGACCATTCAATACAGAACCATCTTCAAGACCACCAAGATGGATTTCTTGATAAGGTATGCCTAATACTTTACCAAGACCGGAAGCGATAAGAGTTTTACCACAACCAGGAGGCCCACATAACCCAATAGCTTTACCCATACTATTAGGATTGGTGAACCATTTACCAACAATATCACCAATAACAGTTTTGAATTCGGCTTGACCGAAGACAAGTTTATCGAAGGCACCTTTAATATCTTTGAGTTTTTGTCTGCATTTTTCAATATCTTGACCAATTGTAGTGAATTTATCATGGAAGTTTTCACCAATCCAAGGATAATCGACAATTGTTCTGACATAAGTTAAGTTTTTATGATATTCACTATTATTTGATTTCATTTCTTCTAATCTAGTAAGGGCACATTTTTTAACATAATCACTCATATTATTGTTCATGATACATTGTTGTTTAAGATCCATATCATCGGAAGTCATTTTTTTAATTCTTTCTAATTCTTGTTTAATATATTGTCCAGATTTACGTAATCTAGATTGTTGAGAGTGATTGAGATTTCTGAATAAGATATCAGCAATACATGATCTATTATTTTTGGAGTCTCTATTCTGGTCTTTGGTCATACCGAATAACATAGCGGCATTTTTAATAGAGTTTTTGGGACCTAATAATAAACATTTCAATATATTAAATTTTTTGGAGAGATCAGCTTTGAGGAATTCATTGACAGTTAATTTGAATTTAATGTTACAAGACTTGACATACAATTCATAATCAGAAAGTATTCTATCGACCAACATATTCTTTTTGAGGGAGAGAACATCACCAAGAGTCAAATTAGCGAGATAATCATCTTTGAATTCTTTATTAATAGAAGTGTTATCACGGACATAATCAGTAAGTAATTTTTTTTTATGATAAATGAAGTTATTGCAAACTTGAGAAGTGTTGACAACAGTATTGGCGACATCATAATTGAAGAAACCATAAATAATGAAAGTATTACGAGTGATAGCACACTTGACAGTGATTTTGTAACAATTATCTAACATAACTTCATATTTAAATTTATTTGATTCTTCGGAGAGGACAGGTTTTTCATATTTGTATTTGTTGATAAGGATGGTAGTTTTTTTATTATCGAAAATTTTATTACTGACATTCATTTCGACAGGGACAAAATATTTCATAATAATATCAAGTAGGGCAGATGAGTTATGTATTTTAATAGATAAATTGTCAAGTGTGAGGTCTTTCTTATTATCTTGAACGAAATCACGGAGATCATCAAGATCAGAGTCAATACCCATTATTTCCCGAAAATTATCACCGATTTTAAGTTTGAAAATATCTTGGACGGATGAAGAGCCGATATCATTCATTAATTCATAGATGGTTGAGTCAGTTTGTTTGAAATAGTTGGCAATTTTGTGACGTAAGGTATTATCGATAGTCATGAATGATTTGAGACCTTTAATATTTTGGGTGTCAATAAATTTTGTTTCTAATAAGTCAGGTGTGTATTCAAGATTTTTGTATTGAGGGAGACTGTCATTATAATTGGTATTGAGAGTGATAGTGCAAGTATTAAGTTTGTTAATTAATTTGTTTCTGATAGTGTGATAAATGATATTATTAGAATTCATGTTATCAATGTGATTGCAAATATTAGTTAAGATTTCTGATCTTAGAGTGTATTCACTTCTAATTAAATTTTTGATCACCAAAGGTAAATTACTACTCATTATAATAATAAATAATAAAAAAACTTATTGGAGTGGTATTTACAAGTGATAATTTAAAGTGGCACAAATGACCAAGACTTAAATTAAATGATTTCTATATTTAATAATTATTTAATTATCTTGTATTAAATGAATTAATATGGTTAGTGTGGTTATTATTTTGTTGTGTGCGTTTTGAAAAAAGTCCCCTAATAGTTAATTATTTTAAATTTAATTATTTTTGTGAAAAATGACTTAAAAGTTTTAATATTTTTGGATTTTTTTTAATAAGGGGTGTGTTGTGATAATTTATTGGCAATATGGATATATATAAGAAATTATAAAAATTGAATAATATATAGATTAACTATCATGTGTGTTTTTTTAAAGATTTTTAATTTAATATAGAATAGTATAATGGCTAACTCAAAGACCGAAAAAAAGACCGCTAAAACTAAAACTGCCCCTGCTCAACCTGTTACTAATGAAACCGCACCTGCCACAGAACAAAAACAAACAAAGAAGGCACAAAAAGTAGCAAAGACAACCGAAAAAACTACTACAGTTCAAGCAGTTGAACAACCTGTCCAACAAGTTGAACAACAAGTTGTCCAACAAGCAGTTCAACAAGCAGTTCAACAACAAACTGAACAAGCTCCTGTTGTCAAGGCTCCTAAGAACATGAAAGTCAAGAAAGCTCAAAAGACTGCTACAGCTACTACTGAAGGTCAACAAGGTGGTGCAAAACCTAAGAGACATTTCAAATGCATCATGATCAATGAACATGGTCAGGCAATTTGTGCAGGTAGATATTCAGGTAAGAAACCTAAACAAGCTGGTAGCAAGGCTTGTACACGTATCTATGAGCAAATCAAGGAGAGAGCATTTGAAGCATTCAAAGCCAAACCTGAGAATGCCAATATGTCAATGAAGGATCTTAAACAGAAATTTGCTGGTGTCAAGATTGAATATCCTGCCACAATTATTTTTGGTATGCACGAATGCACACGCAAGAACCCCAAGAAGAAGAAGTATTTCTATTCAGGTCAAAGAGTCAGACTCGAGGAACCCGAAGAAGTTCCTCTTAAGAAGATTGACCCCAAGACTGGCAAAAATGTTGTTATTAAATACAATTTCAACAACAATGTCAAGAAATTGACCAAAGAACAAGAGAGCTCTAATGAATATAAAGTCTTGTCTAATTATGATGTTGTTGATGAACCTGAAGATCAACAAGAAGGTGGTGCTGAAGTTAAAGTGGCCAAGAAAGCCACTAAACGTTCCACATCCAAGAATGCCTCAAAGAGAGCTTCATCTAAGAAGGGTTCCAAGAAACAAGCTCCTAAGAAGACTGCTAAAAAGACTGCTAAAACTCAAGCCAAAAGAACTGTTGTCAAGAAAGCTGGTGCCATTAAGGTCAAGAAGAGCACAAAAACTGCCGGTAAGACTGCTAAACCCAAAGCTAAGGCCGTAGCCAAATCTGCTTAAATAATTCGATTGAATAAATTAAAATTTTGTTTATATAAATGACTTATTAATGTTCAAAAATGATCATTAATATTAAAATAATAATTAACAATATTGAGATAATATTGGCAAGAATATTATACAATTATTATATTATAGATGTTGAATTACAAGAAGAAGACAGACCAAACACCACTTAATAACAATACTGATTCAAAAGAACTAAAAGTATCTGATCTAACAAATATTGAGAAGATGACTAATAGTGAAAAAAACACTAATGGAACAAAGTCAAATGACTTGAATGGAGGCGGGAAACATCATAATTATGAAAGATATATACAAGTCATACCTCAATTTCCTCCAATGTCTCAATATCCCCAATTCTCACAAATGTCACAATTCCAACAATTCCCATTATCTGCAAATCCAATTAACCCTAACCCTTCATTTAATCGCTCAGTTAATCCATTAATTAATCCTTCAATACATCAATTAAGTGATTCAATGTCAATGGCAAATAGTCAGTTATTGAGAAATCAAGTTGACAGTAATTTCCAACTATTACCCAATGGTGCAAATATTCAATTGCCTGTATCAAGATTAGGATTACCTGTATCAAAATTAGGAAATAATATACCTGTCGATATTCCTATTTTAGGTATGAAACAAAATTTAGGACAAGATATGAACTTAATAGATGTAAATTCAATAATAGTTGAAACAAATACTCAACTGAAAAAATTTATATTTTTTGATAGATTGAGGAATTATTTGGGTAGTTTCACTGTTCATGAATTCATTAGATGTCTGACAATTAATATTGATCCATTATTTTTGAGTGGTATTGAATGTGATACTTCTAGACCTGTGATTGAAAAATTCATAGCTAAAATTAAAACTGATGACCAAACCAAAAAACAATCCTTAATATTGTTGAATTATCTCGAATCACCATTTATGGGAAATGTCGAACTGCTAATTAAATTCTATTCATATATCAATGAGTTTGAACAAAACCAATATGAAAATGAATTATCTAAAATACAACTCGATAATAGACCCAAAATTAAATCTGTCATTGATAATATGATTTATGTTTTATTGAATCACATACTTAAAATAATTGGTGCAATATCTAGTAAATTGCAAAATAACAAAAATAAAGACTCATTACTCAATTATAGTGTTGCAATTGTCTATAGATTATCTAAATACGTCCATAATGAAATTGATCGTGGTATGACCAGTATCAATGATCTTAAATCTAATCTTGCCAAAATTGAATCAACCAAAAATGAATTGAATACTCGTCTTGATGCTATTCAGAGAACAATTGAAAAGCAAAATACAGAAATTGAATTAGTTCTTAAAAATATACTTATGTCTAAAGCCCTTGGAACAAATATTCCACAAATTCCACCAAAAGAATATACTGGTGGTTCAAATAATTCAAATAGTTCTGTTAGTCCTAGTAGTCATAGTAGTCATAGTAGTCATAGTGACACACCTTCTAGTAACTCTACACAATACACATCTGAAATTACAACAGAACAAAGTAGGACTGATACAGATAATTTCAAAAATATATATAGTTCAAAAGATGATGAATCAATGATTTATAGTGCAAGTAATCCAACATCACATAAACCAAAAAATAAATTACAATTAGGTGGTGAAGTACATTCATTTGAAGACATGTTAATGAGTCATACTAGTAATGCTAGTAATTATGAAGAATATAGTGAAAATGATAACAAAAAAATAAATCTAAAAGTTAAGAAACACAAAAAACATAATAGACATAATAAACATGAACAAACACAACTTGAATATATTTCTGAATCACCTGCTGTGAGTGAAAATGTTATCAATATTAATTATGAATAATGTCTGAAATAATTTATTTTTAATCCATAATAATAATATTCTTATTATTATGAGTAAATTCGATATAACCAACTTCAATATAGCTAATAATGATAAATTAGTCAAGCTTGTTAATATAAATAATGAAAATCAGAAAGAATTGACACAAATCAGAAATGAGGCTAAACAATTAGAATCAAATAGAATGGAATTACTTAACGAAATAAATGAAGAAATAAATATATTAGATAAAATTGGTAGTGAATATAATCGTTCTGTCGAAATATATGTAGAAATCATCAAACAATTAATTCATATCTAAACATATTAAATAATATTAGTTAGTATTTTCTTTATTTGATATTTGACTATCTAATTGACTATCTATCTCTTCATTTTGTTTGATTCTCATTAATTCCATGATACTCATACCACTAGTTCCTTGTTGCTTATTGTTTTTAGATTTGTAATCTAGACCAAATTGATCAGTAACAACATCAATATTTTTGGTTTGGGTTTTGGCTGATACTATTGGACCTTGTTTCATATTTATGCCATAAGTAGAATTGTAGATGTTATCACACATTGTATTAATATCATTAATAAATACTTCACATAATTGTTCGAATAAATTATCATTTATGGATTTATGGTCATAATTATTCACATCAATATTTTTAATATCAATATCTTTTGTATCACTTATTGATATTCCGTTTCGTGAATACATAAATTTTAAGGTCTTCTCTATTCTATTCTTAAATACATTCAATGATGCAATTGAGGCTCTGATTTGTTTCTTGTCAATCATTGTAATTAATGTCAAACATAGTTTTTCTAGTTTTTGTGAATTCTTGTCTTTGGAATCATCGAAATTATTTTTTACAAAAATCTCTTTGCCTTCTTGTTTATAAATGTCAACTACTTTATCACATATTGAATTGATCTCATCTATTTTTTCCTTATAATCTTTGACAGTTGGATTATCATGTGAATATAACCATAATACTACATCATTAATATGGTTATTTATTTCATGTTTATGATCAACATTGATTTTCAGTTTGTCTGAGTTAATAACTGAAGATACAGACTTACATAACTCTTTTAATGATTCATATAATTGATTTATTTCAGATGTTTCATTCTCAGTCATACCTAATGATCCTATTTCTTCTTTTTTAACTTTTTCAAAAACTTGTCTCATTTCATCTTCTTCTTCATCATCATCACGACCAACAATCAATGTGGCATCAACAGTCTCTGAATAATCTTTGTATTTCTCATTTTCTAATTTTCCTTTAATAATAAGAACACCATATTTCCTTTTTAGTTTTTCTAATACTTCATCAAGTTCGTCATTGTCTCTATCTTTGTATGATTTTTCCTTTAGCCATGTTCGGACTATCTTAATATCATCTGTAATAGTTTCAATATCTCTCTTAGTTAATTTAAATTCTTTATTATTGATATTTGTAATTACATTAGAAGATAAGTCTTCTATTTCGTAATATTTGAATTTTTTGGCTCTTTCAAGTTCATCTAATGTTTCTTGTTCAACAGCTTCATCAATAAGTTTTTTGAGTTGACTTTGTGTTAGACCATTTTTATTAGTATTGACAATAATACTTTTAGATTCATCAGAGTCTTTCTCTTTAGCAGTGACAGTGACAATACCATTAATATCAATTGCAAATGTAATTTCTATTTCAGGTATGCCTCTTTGACAGATTGGTAATTTATCTAATTCAAATTCTCCTATTTTGTAATTGTATTTTGTCATAGATCTTTCACCTTCAAAAATTTTAATTAAAACTTTGTCAATGTAATCAGTATCAGTAGTATATAATTTAGTTATTTCATATGGAATAATAGTATTTCTTTTAATTAATGTATCCATGACTCCACCAATTACTTCAACACCTAATGATAATGGTGTCTTATCTAATAATGTGACAGAATCAGAGAATGCAGAATCATTATTGCCAATAATGTATCCTTGAATTGCCGCACCAACTGAAATAGCTTCATCAGGATTTATAGAACAATTTACCTTATTTTTCCTAGTTCCATTTTCCATATATGAAAATTTATTATTTAACATCTCTCTTACATATGGCATTCTTGTCATACCACCTACCAATATTACTTCATCAATGTCATTCTCTGTAAATCCACATTCTTCTAATAATTCATCTACTGGTTGAATACATAAAAGGAACATATCTCTACATAAATTCTCAAAATCAGATCTGGTTATTTTCAGAAATAAATCTTTCCCTTCATGGAAATTCTCAACTGCAATATATGCAATATTATTTGTGCTTAATATCTTTTTGGCAGATTCACATTGATTTCTGAGACGTTGTAAAGACAATCTATTTAATTCTTTAATATCGAGAGGATTATTTTTGTAGTATTCTCTAGAAAATTTGGCAATAGAATAATTAATAAGTCTGTTATCAAAATCTACTCCACCAAAATGGGAAATTCCTGAAGAACCTTTCACATCAAAACATCCATCATATACATCTATTAGACTTATATCTAAGGTTCCACCTCCAAAATCATATACCATTATTAACATTCCATTCTTATCATCATTATCATCATCATTTTTACCTTTTTGTTCCTTATTATTGAATGCCTTATTAACACTTCTATCTAACATACCATAAGCTAGTGCGGCCGCAGTTGGTTCATTAAATATTCTGACACAATTTAATCCTGCAATTTTGGCAGAGTCATATGTGGCTTGTCTTTGTGAATCATTGAAATGTGCTGGTATAGTAATTACAACATCCTTCACTTCTCTCTTCAAATATTTTGTAGCCATATCTTTTAGTTTTAACAATATACATGCACTCAATTCTTCTGGTGTGAATATCTTATTATTTTTTATTGTTGATTGTATACTTACTGTTCCTCTCTCATTCTCAATAATTTTATAACTCAATAAATCCTTTATTCTTTGAACTGATGGATCTTTATATAATCTTCCTATTAGTCTTTTGAATTCGAAAAAGACATTCTCAGAGTTAATATCTTTTTGTTTTTTTGCCTCAGAACCAACATATTTAGAAATATTAGTATATGATACATAACTAGGTATTGTTTTATTGCCATTTTCATCTGGGATAATCTCACAATTACCATTTCTCCATATACTTACACAACTATTAGTAGTTCCTAGATCTATACCTAAAATTATTCTATCTTTTTTTTCCTCATTATTATCAGTATTAATTGAATTATTCTCATCTAAATATTCCATAACATCATCATCAGTATTTCCTTCTTTAGATATTTGGGTTTGAATCATTTGTCTTTTATATATATGTCATTGAGTTTAATGATCTTCATTCTTACGCATTCTAATTATTGTTATCATGTTCAAATAACAATAATCATTTTCATTTATTTCTTTCTCACAATCTTAATCTTCCTTTCTGTATTAGTATTAATATTAGTATCTGTTTCTGATTTGCCAGATTTATTGACTTGATCATTCTTAATATTAGTATTTGTCTCTAGTTTGTCAGATTTGCTAACTGGATCATTCTTGAGAATTCTTGTGATCTTAATTTTTTTGGTAATATTCCCTTCATTACTTATTGTATTCGTTGTATTATTGGAAGTCTTAGTCTTATCAATAGTAATCTTATTATTAGAAGACTTATCATTAGAAGACTTATCATTAGAAATCTTGACAGTATTTTTGGATGAAGTATTTTTGGAAGATAATTTGGATTCTTTTTCATCATCAGAAGAATCTAATTCATTTAATACATCTTCACCAAATTCTTCAATTAAATCCTGAATTTGTTTGTCAATTTCATTTTCTTTATTATTCTTTTTGGAAGATTTCTTTGGTTTGGATAATTCTGTCTCTAATTGTTTCAATTCTTTATCATTAATATCATCATCCATAATTCTAGAAATAATGTCATCAATACGTTTTTGTTCACGTTCATATTTCTTCTGTTCTTTCTTGTAATAATCTTTCAATTCATTGTAATCTTTAGGATCATATTTCACTCTATATTTATATTTTTGGACAAACTTAAAAGCTTTCTTATATTCATTTTCTTTTGATGCCGAATATATAACCTTCAAATCACTGTTATGTTTCTCAAGTAAATCTTCCAATTTCTTCAAATCATCCATTAAACCAATCTTATCTTTATTGCTAACTTTGTGAACAATCAAATCATCTTTACTTTTGAAATCTTTTTTCCAGTCTTGATCTTTAAGAATATTCTTATAGGGGGCATTAGTTCTCTTATTCCACCAATTCTCTTCAATAAACTTTTTTGTTAATAATAATTTTTCATCATCAAGTTTTTTGGCAAGTTCTGTAGAATCACTTTGGACTCGAATAGGGGCAATAACATATTCAGTAATCTTTTCTTTAGTCAATCCAAGATCAGCAATATTTTTGACTTTACGTAATTGCTCTTGTTTATGTAACATCATTTGATTATAAAAATTTTGATCATAAATATTTGATGCATAAAGTGGATTATTGACTAACATTTGATTATTCATATATTGTATTGGTTTATTCATATAATTTTGGAATCCTTTGGTCAAACTGTTTTGATTCATTATTGGTTTTTGATATATCTGTCATACAGACAATAATTGACACTTTTCAAACACATTGTTATTTTATTGAACTATCATTCTATATCAAAATATCTGTTCATATAATCATTCACATTCAGAATTATTATAGGGTTGTCAATATTATAGACAATAACCATTCTCATATGTCTAAATATTCTCACAAATTAAGATATTTCATTCATACTAATAATCACCTCAATATAATACCTATATCAAATACTGAAAGTGCAATATATAAATCAATATTCATTAATAACATCATTGACATAATCATCAATCTAAATAGTAATAATGTCAAATATAATCTCCTTGAAACATCTTCATTAGGTATTGTCCATAAATCAAATGAATATCCATTAATGTATTATTTTTTCAGATCTTTACATAAATCAAATAAATCACAACAATTAAATATCAATATTACTGATGATGATTTATCTAATTATGAATCATTCCAAAATTGGTATTCAATCAACATACAGAATATTAACATCTCTAATATCATTCAGCAATTAGAGTCTATTGACAAATCTATTGATAATGAATTAAGTAATATTTATGATGTCATATTCAAAACTAATGGAATAAGAAGTATACTTCATAATAACTTATACAAAAATACATTTATAGGACTTGATATACAACAATATATCGAATCATCAGAAATAAATTATTATGATTATTCATTCAATAATAATAACATTAAAATATTTGTTCCCAAAAATCTTGATAATAATATTGATGGTCCAAATATTTCCATAATATGTATGATTATTGATTTGATGATCAGTCTTGCCAAAAAATATAACCTCTATCATAATCAAAATGTTAATTTATGTTTAATCTATGCTCCTAACAAAAAAACAATCTCTAAAAATAACACAATAATAACAGGATCAAATATTAATTCTGGATCTACATATCCTGGTATGAGTATTACATGTTGGAGGAAAGAAGAATTATACAAAGTCCTAATACATGAACTTGTCCATTATTTTGAATTTGATTTCCATTCAAAGTCATTCAATGAATATAAACTAAATATTCCTGATGTCAATGGTAATGACTCTATTAATGAATCATTTACTGAATCACTTGCTCTAATAATTAATTTATTATTTATCATATTCAAAAATAATAAAAATAAACTTGACCGTAAAATAGTCTGCAATACATTTATGAAGATGTTGAATGATGAATTATTGTATTCATTGTTTCAGATAGGGAAAGTCATATCAATAATGGGAGGACAGAATTATGATGATTATGAGAAAGGGAAAATCACAATTAACCAAAACACTTCATTCAGATCTTACTTCATAATCAAAACATTCATCTTATTGAATTTAGGTTCATATATCAAGTTTATTGATAAATCTCCCATTGTGAATAATGATACAAGAATCAATGAATATGTTAACTTAATAAATGAATCTGTCAAATATTTTGATCAAAATAAATACAAAATAATTATTGACAAATATATTGATCATTATAATACTAATCGATCAAACAAATGGATTTACAAAACAGGACGTATGACTTGTTATGACTAAATTAAACTAAAATGAGAGGATTATTTTACCACCTATACTAATTAATTATGGAAATAAGGTATATAACCATTAAGAAATAAAATGGGAATAAGGAAATTAAATAAATTCCTAATAAATAAGGGACTTGTAATAGAATATTCAAGTCTATATGATTATATAAATCATATTAAAACATCAAAGTGTAATAATTCACTAAATGGAAAAATAATAATAGCAATAGATTTTTGGTTATATGCTCATAAGTTTTTGCATTCAACCAAATCAAGTAATATTGTTATGGGATTTTGTAATCAAATATTAAAGTTCTATCTAAGTGGGGCTATACCATTATATGTAATTGATGGGACAGTTCCTATTGAAAAAGAACAGAAAACTATTGAAAGAGAGAAAAAAAGGGAACAGATCAAAACTAAAATAACCAATATAGACTCAACATTAGAGAATTATGTAAATCTAGATGACATAGCCAAGTCAGAGATTGATATTGATGAATTGAAAACCAAAAAAGAGAAATTACAGAAACAGATTAAGAGAATTAAACCAAATGAACTAAATAACATAATTAAGTTATTTGAATTAATGAATGTTCCATATATACATGCAGAATATGAGGCTGATGCATTATGTGCGAAATTGTATAAAGAAAGAATTATTACATCATGTTTATCTGATGATATGGACATATTAACTTTAGGATGTGGATCAATGATTAAGTTTCAAGAAGGAAAAATATATGAGTTCAATCTTGAATACATAAATAAGAGTCTTGAATATACACAAGATCAATTAATTGATTTATGTATAATGTTTGGTTGTGATTATTTACAACATTCTGTAAGATTAGATTGTGATATTGTTTATGACTTGATAAGAAAATATGGATCGATATTAGATATATTATCTTCGAATGAACATGATGTAATTAATATGAGTAATTCATCTGTAAAAATTATTGGTGAGAACTATTATTATGTTAGAGATATCTATATTGAATCGCCAAATAGGGAAGATATCCCAGATGATTTCTATAACATCAAACCACAATACATCAATGATTCATTATTTATTGATTTTATTAAAAATATTATTGACCAATCTAATGTTATCAAATCTATCCATAATGGTATTTACAAAATTAACTATCTCATCTCTAAAAAAATATTATAATATTTATATCAATTGTCTTTTTTGATATAAATAAATTAGTAATGTTTATTTGGCTTTTTGTTTTTTGGCTTGTCCTTTTGCAGGTTCTTGTTCTGCTACTGGTTCTGCAGAATTATTATTTGTCAATGCATATCTAATATATGTTTGATGTGTTCTCATATTGAAACCCTTTTCATCTGTGTGTGATGTAGATTCATTTACTGATAATGGAACACCAAAGATTTCTGATACTTCCTTATTTGTTCTGAAAATTCTCTTATCATCATTATATTTCAAACCCTCCTCATCAAGTCTTGCCCAAAAAGCTTTCGAAATTTCCGGTCCTGATAATTGTGATCCTCTTGGAACATGTAACCAATCGGCCAATTTACCATTCACTTCCTTCTTTACTGCAAATCCAATTGGTGTAGGATTTGGCTTACGTTTCTTGCTACTCACTTTCTTCATCTCACTCTTGTGATAATTATCAAGTTTCTTCAATAATACCTTCTCCTGTTTTTGCAATTCTGCCATACTCTTTCTCAACTCACACAACTCATTATAAATTTGCTCAAAAGTCTTCTTACCTTGTTGTTCTGTCTCCTCACCCTTTGTCTCTTGATTTACTTCTTGTTTTACTTCTTGTTTCGGTTCTTTAGGAGTCTTAGTTCTAGCTGTCTTTTTAGTAACTTTGACCTCTTGAACAACTTGTTCTTGTCCCTGCTCTTGAACTTGCTCCTGAACTTGTTCTTCTGTTTGTTCCTTTTTAGAATTATTTTTAACTACATGTGCTTGACCATTCTTACCTATTTTGGCTGTTTTGGTTTGTTTAGTAGTCTTCGTGGTTTTCGTGGTTGATGATTTGGTCTGTGATTGCGCCATTCTGAGAATATGTTATTTAATTAATTTTTATTCTTTAAATATTATTATTAATAAATAAATTATATTTCAATTATTTTCAGATCTATTTAGATCTATGTGACCTATTTATTTTTTCTAATTATTTTTGCAATTTTTTTATTATTTCTCGCTTTGATCTTGTTATTATCATTAATGTTATTATTATCAATGTTATTATCATTGGCAATATTATTAACAGGTTGAATATCTTTTTGATCATCATTAATTGGATTGTCTTTTTGGCCATTATTATGGTCATTATTATGATTATTTTTATTTAGTAATTTCAGTTGTTTCTTTTCATTTTTGATTTTTTCTTTCTCTTCTTTCAAGATCTTTGATTTTGCTATTGCGTCATTAATATATTTAAGTTTGTCATCATTGATTGTGATAGTATCATCTGTAACTTCACTAATATTCAATTTAGATGTTTGTTTTGCATCTTGTTGTTTGTTCTCTCTGTAAATGACTTCTTCAACTGTGTCCTTGATAATGAATCTGACAATTTCAACTGATTTAGTCTGACCTAATCTATAAGCTCTACCAATTGCCTGCCATTCTACATTCCTTCTGTATTCATATTCACCAACAACAGGATCTAATAAAATGACCTTACTTGCTTTAGTTAGGTTGGTTCCTGATGCGGCAGATTCAGATGATAACATAATTACTCTGATTTTGTCATCAGAATTGAATTCACGAATTGCTTTATCACGTGACCAAACATTACCTCTACAAAATACATTCATAATACCATGTTCTGATAATGTCTCTCCAACCTTCTTCAATAATGAATCCCATTGTGAAAAGATAATCACATGATCTTCAATTGAATTTAAATAGTAAATGAGATTTGCCAGTTTTGTTCCAACTCTATTAATGAGTTCTATCTTTTTGTTAATATTGTTGATATTGTCTTTTGTATAAACTGGTTTCTCAAATGAAATCATTGATACCTCTGATACATTTTGGACTGTATTGCATGCAGGACATTTATTACTCTTTTTAATAATTGTATGTAGACAATCGAAACAGAATAAATGACCACATTTAGTCACACCAACTCTCTCACCAGAAATTTCACTCAAACAGATACCACAACTTTCATCATCATTACTCTCTTCTTCCTCATCATCTGACTCATAATCATCACCTTCCTCTTCGCGTCTTCTCATCTTTTCAAGAAGTTTTTCATATCTAGATTTAGATCTAGCCTTAATTTTTTGAATACGGTCTAACATGTTACTGAAAAATACATATGAAGTCTTTTTACCTTCAGATACTTTGGTTGCCTCTCTGACTCTGATTCTCTGAGTCTCCAATGTATTTTGCAAATTAATAATTGTGGCATATGGATTTGCATCCAGTTCAGTTTGGATCAGTCTTTTGATTTTGTCCTGATTTTCAAGATTAATCACCATTAATGGCAGATTCATGTTAGCATCTTTATCTTTTAATTCATCTTCATCCATGAACATATCATTCTCATTATCTTGATCTTCATTTTGATCATTATTATTGGGCCCAATTTGAGGAATATTAACATTATCCTTATTGGGAATCTCAAAATGTATCTTATCCATTTTAATAATATCAGCAAGAGGAGGAAGTTCAATCTCAACACGATATCCTTTTTGTTTCAAAAATCTTTTCTGTCTTCTGAATTCGGCAAGTAGAATACGTCTTTCAGTCTTTGCCATAAATCTTTGATATCTTCTCACATAAATTTGAGAAATGTCATATTGTTCTTTATAATGGGCTACCATACTTCCTTCAATATCAGCCAAACTCTTGCAATTGGCAATTGTAGTTTTGATCTCTTCTGCAATACCAGGATGACAACAAATCTGTCTTAGGATCTCTGAATATTTATCCAAATTTGGATCAGATGAAAATGCATTATAAATCATTCTTTCTGTATCTTTGAATCTTAACCAAAATAATCTCTCTTTGAGTTCTGGTAATTTGAATTCTTGTTCGACACTTTGTTTTGTGTTTCTTCTGAAAAATCTATTCATCATATGTTGTTGAATATCCTTGATCTCAATAATATTCTTACCTAAGATCTTATTCTTGTAGTCTGTCACAAAATCAAACATACTATAGAAACATTTAACACCCTTATCAAATGGTGTTCCTGTCACAACCCATTTATGTCTTCCTTTCAGTAATGGAATAATATTTGACACATATTTGTATTTGTCAACTGTATATGCTTCATGAAACTCATCAATAACTATTCTATGCCACATGACTAATGGGAATAATGGCTCCTTCTTAAATAGAATTGATGGGTCATTTACAAGTTCTTTTGACATATCATCAAAAACCTTCTTTACTGCATCATGATTCCATAAATGTGATTTGTAATATGACTTTGATTTTGATAACTTTGATGTATACTTTGTGGCAAAACTACTGTTTCCAATAAAATTATTTGATACAATCACAAAATCTGCATCTAACAAATCTAAATATGTATATTTGTCAAAATGATTTTTGGTTAACATATTGACAATTTTAAGATCCTTATATTTAATCATATTAGTAAATTCACGAGTCCATTGACCACAAAGTTGATTAGGACAGATAATAAGTGTGGCTCTTGACTGCAACATCATATCACCATTATTATTATGACCGATATATGAAAGTTGACTACCCTTCGCAGGATTCATTAAACATAATGTAATTGTCTGGATTGTCTTACCTAAACCAACTTCATCAATAAGTGCCCCACCTTTAAACTCAATTTCATTTCTTGAATCTTTAGGAATGAGTTTCTTTGATGCAATGTCAAAAATTAAATTTCCAAATTCTAATTCATATTTGTAGTTTGTTCCATAGTTTATTTTGGATTTATTTTGTTCCCTATCTAACATCCATCTAATTGTTCTCAATTGATAATGATATAATGACTTACCATCCTTCATGAATGATGGTTGGTCAATTGCTAACTCCATAATGTCTGATTTTGGAATAACTACATCTTTAGCAATATAATCAACTATTTTATCACTATATGAATCATGTTGCAAATTATTCTCATATGATAAATTCACATAGATTCCATTTATCATATGGGAATATTGCAAATTATTTTCATATGATAAATGGAATCTACATGCATTCACCAATAGATTATTATTTGGAATAATCTTACTCTTATTATAACTTGCACTCAATTTTTCATTATTCACACTAAATACTGTAATAACAATATCTATAATTTGTTTCTTTTTCTCTTCATTCTTGACTTCTTTTTGTTCTGTTGTCTTAACTTCTGGAACACGTTCTGGAATTTCTTCATCATCAGAATCTAAGTTCAGATTTCTTCTGGCCACAGGACTTAATCTTCTTTTGGCATATTTTTTGATAGGTTTGGCACTTGTTGGAATAGTATTATCTAAATCAACAGTATCTTTGATTTGAAACAAGTGTAATGTGTAAATATTACTGTCAATCTTTTCATTGATTTGAAAATTTGTCCCTCGAAATAATTTGTTATATTCAGTTAATGCTTCATCACCTGAACAATATTTAGTGTCAGTTCTATTAATGACATCTTCAAACAATTTATCAATTTTGTAATTAGAGACTAATGGATTAGAGAATCCATGTGTTCCGCCGGCAAACTTGTCATAAAAGAGATATGTTTCACCGTCAATATTCATTTTAATCTGATCTGTAAATATTAATTATTGAGATATGTATTAAATCTAAATAATAATATATCATACTATGTATATATCAATTTTTTGGACATTAATAATGGGGAATATTCAAATACATTATCCAACAGAAATAACTAAAAATACTCTATCAATTACTAGTTCAATTAAATATCCATTAAATCTTCCGTCAATAGAATCCGAATTAATGATTATTGTAAGAGATCCCAATTATTCAGACATTAATTATTCAGAAATATATTACAGAATAATTTCTCAAGGAATCATTGTAATTACTTTAATAGTTGACTCAATTCAACATCTTGAATATGACTACAATATTCTGATCAATAATTTGAAAAAAGATATAATATTAAACTACAAAAAAAATCTATCTATATCAAATGTATATTTATTAATACATGGAATAAGTTTTGAACAATTTTTCTATTACAATTATTTTAATAATAATTACAATTATTTCAATAATAACAAGACTCAAAATATCAAGATCAAGAATAATATATCCAATATGACTAACTATACTACTACAACTAATAATGAGAAAAAGGAAATGAAATTAAGTGATAAGATAAAATATTCCGATCTTGATTTAATGCAAAAACAGAAAATCAATTTGAGTGTGAGAGAATATATCAAAAATCTGTCTATTAATAAAAATTCTAATATTAAGTTTACTAATAATATTAATGTCACACCAAGAGGAAATATATTTTTGGACAGATTCAATAATATATTAATAATTAATCCATTAAATAATGGAAATAAACTAATTAAATCAATATCAAGTTCTGTTTTGAAGAAATGTTTAGATATTAATAATATTAATATTGTCAAGACAAATAATTACAAGAATGAAAATTTGACTGAAACAATGATCAATATGTTATGTTCTTCTGATAAGGTAATTGCAATTAATAGTGATTATGTTATTGACAATAAAATCAATAATAATGAAAATATTGACTCCATAAATAAATTTGTTGAAGGAATTATGGAATTATTAAATTAATTAAAAAATATGAAAGATTATATTTATGATTAATAAAACACTTAAACGCATTGCATATTAAATAATAATAATTACGTGAGAATGTCTGATGATACTAAATCAGATATAGTTGATATTACTGATAATACAGATTCATATATTTCAGATGACGATGATGTTAGTGATGATGATAGTAAAGAATCAAAGACAAAAAAGAAAATCAAAAAGACCCAAAAAATGCCATTAAATGAAGCTGTAAAAACAGTTGAAGAGAGATCACTCTATACAAAACTAGATAGATTTTTTAAGTCAGAATGTTCGGAAGAACAAATAAGAAAGATGATTAAGATAATTAATAATGAGGATGCAATATCATTGAGATTATTAAATTGGTTTGCGATGAAACATTCAGTTTCAATGGAACCATTAGAGGTAAAGAATGAGGAAGGAAATCTGACAGAGTTATTTGACATTAAGATTAGTTACAGAGCCAGATTGAGTACTCATTCGAAAAAGTATTTTGATCCATTCAGAAGAGGGAAACATTTTGACTATAATTATGACAGTAAAGACAAAACTAAAATAGTCGAAACAACATTATGTCAATTAAACTTTTTCAGATGGTTGTTCTTACATAATTTATTGGGTTATGTTGAAGAACATTTCGAACATCTCAAAACTAAAATGGCATCATTCAATAATGATGAAAAGAAGAAGAAAGAGAAGAAAAAGGAAAAGATTAAGAAGAATGAAAACAAAATCAAAAAGGAAGATATTAAGATTAAAGTCAAAAGATTTACAGATGAGGATTCAAATAAACTCGTTATAATTATGTAATTATTAAACAATAATAATTAATTACAAACTAAATTCCTAAAAACAATATATATTTTTAGGAATGAATAATATAATGGATCAAGAAGAAAATAACATTAATAATAAATTTATAAAAAGATCATCATTAAATAAATTATTCTTTCAAATCAAAAACAATAATTATGAAGTCACAATAATGTGGGCATTACTTATTATTACAATTATTCTATTATTTTTCTATTTAGTTGATGAAGCTAATGATGAATATGAAACCTTACGTATTATTGGTGCTGTTTAATCAATAATTATATCTTTTTCTGATTTGATTTTGTTGATTTAAATCTTGATGTGACTTTAACATCATCATCTTCACTTTCATCAGATTTAATATATATTACATCATCATTTGTTTTTTTCTGTTTAGTATTTCTTTCTGATAGAAGTTGTTCTGCTTTGTCAATTAGATCGTCAAATCTTCCTAATGATTCGTCATTATCATTAGAAACCATTAGATCATTATCATTATCCAAATTTTCAAATTCAGTCTGTGAAACATACATATCATCATCATTATCTGACATTGACATTAATAAATCCTTTCCATTTACTGTCTCTAATTTTGATTCTGTTTTTGAATCAGATTCAGATTTGATAATAGATTTAATATTAGGTTCATCTTCAGATGTGGCAAGATCAATATTGTCATTATTAGTAGTATCATTATCTTTGTTTTGTTTAGGACTGGTATTTTTTGAAGAATGTGATGATTTGGAATCGTCATCCCCAAATACCATTGGTGAATTGAATGGTGTATTACTTGTTTTGACAGTAACATTTATGTCATTATCTGATGGAGGTGTCAAATTAGGTGGTGTTAAACTTGTTTTATTGGATATTGTAGTTGTATCCATTATTATTGGTTTTGGATCAATCTGAACTGACACATTATTTTTGTTTCTGTTCTTCTCTTTACCTTTAGTATCTTTAGTATCTGATGACACATATTCAGCTAAATTATCTTTTAATTCAGGTTTAAGATCATCTCTATCAGAATCATCATTAATTACTTCGGTTTGTGTTAAATCGAAAGGTTTTTTATGGTCATTTTGATTTTGAATATTATTATGAATATTAATGTTATCATCTTTAATAAATAAATCAGGATCTGTCAAATGGGATCTGACAATATTGGGAGGATTAGACATAACCATTCTAAGTCTGGTATCAATTACAATATTACCTGTGAACATATCAAAGTTTATTGACATCAATTCAATAATAATATTAAAAGAATTTGTATTATTAGACATAAATGAAATATCTCTGATCTTTTTGTCATGGTCAAATATTTTGATGGAATAGTCTTCATTATTTAAATCTAATACCATAAGTGTTTTGGAGTTATTCATCTTGACCACAGATAAAAAATTAAATTTTCCTTTTTTATTTATTTTGAGTAGGAATGATTTCAATAATTCAATGGTATTATCTTCTATTTTGGTTATGGAATTTATTACATCTTGTCTGTCTGTAATATCAAAATAAATTCTATTATCACTGATATTATGTATCTTTAAATTGTTGATCTGTAATAATACTTGTTTATACCTGTCTTTATGAACAGTATCATTATTGTCTTCCCAAATGTCTAATATTAAATATTTATTTTGGGCTGTCTTTTGAGTTAATGTAACTAGTTTATTATTAAATTGCTCTATTTTTGTAACTTTGAATGACATAATATATTTTCTGTATATCTAATAATTTTCACTTTTAAACCGCATAATTATTATATCTACTTATATTTTTGATAAATAGATATCATTTATAAAAAAATTATTTACTTGTTCTTACCAGCAGTCTTCTTTTGTTTCTTACCTCCAGAACTGCTTGATGAACCGGACTTTTCCTTACCCTTCACTTTAACATTCTTTTTGGTTTGTTTCACTTCCTCCTCTTGTTCTTGTTCCTCTTGTTCTTGGTTTTCGGGATCATCTTCGGGTTCAGATTTATCACCAGTATCATTGTTTTCTTCTTGATTCTGATCTTGATCATCATCTTCTTCTGTTTGCTCTTTGACTTGTTTCTTAGTTTCCTTAACTTCCTTAGCCTTTATAGTAGTCTTGGTTTCCTTTGATTCCTTTGTCTCAGATTGAGTAGTAGTTGAAGAACTGCCAGATGCAAATAGACGTTTATTGAGTTGTTTACTCATTGGAACTGATTTCTTGAATTCAGAGAGTTCAGTAATACCAATCTGGAGTGATTTCAATGACAAACTACATTCATTATCAGTCTTCTTGATCCAACCCTTATTGAACATCAATGCATGTTGTGCAGTGCAACCATAACTGAAATATTTTTCAATTTCAGATAATGTTCTTGCCTCACTGGGATCCTCACTGTTAGGGAGATACAATTGAGTAGTAATATTCTCTTGATCCTCTTGTTTGACCTCCTCATTATATTCTGCGGCAAACTTGACCTTAACACGATCATAAGGAATAAATTCCTTCTTTTCCTTGCCTTTATTGTTATTGCCTTCATCATCTTCATCCATATTCAATGAACCACCAGGTTTGGCAGTTCCGATCATACGTCTATAAGTTAGACCACCAATCTTCACACGTTTATTACTTGAATTTAATGCACAAATAATACGTGCTTCATTCTTCTTGGTGTTGATTTGCTCATTCATATAATCATCAATCATTTGCATAGCATTGAAGAACTCAATAGAATTTTGATCATCTTTGTTTTTGGGAAGATAATAATAGCCACGTTTCAACGAATTGGGATTTGTGGTATGATATTTTGGATTGAATTTAGGAATACCACCACGAGACATCTTAATAGGATTAGTGACCAACACAAAATTCTTGGCATATTTTTCCAAGTTTTCGGGTGTGGGTTCCTTGGTCTTGTCATACAAATATTTAGGATAAAATCTAATTTGTGCAGATTCATCGCTTGGTTTTTCAGCCCGGAAATATAAACGTTTCAAATTGTTCTTGTCACTGATAAACTCAGCACAAGTAATATTTTCAACCTCATCAGATGCATCGGTAGTATTGGTAGTATTAGTAGTTTTAGTATTTTCGGTTTGCTTGGTTTCTTTGGTTTGTTTGGGCATGTTTGTAGTTGGTTTTAATTGAGTTAATCTTAATATTATTGCTAATTCTTTAATTAGTTTTAATTTCAATTTTTTTCAATTCAAATTAAATAGAATTAATTAAATCCATGTAATAGTATATGTCCCTTGTTTAGCTATATCCGATACTTTGGCCTGTATATCTGAATTATTGTCCCATGAAATAGTTATAAATCCATTATCCTTGGTAGATTTCAATAAATAGTTAATATTTGGTGTCGATGTCCCAGATACTTTACCAGCATTAATTGTGGCAAATGGCAAACCATCTGAATAAACATTAATCAGAACAGAACCAAATTTTTTGGTAATAATTGGTGTAAATCGTGTTGTCAACATAATACTAGCAGTATTGCCACCATTATTATTGCCATTATTATTGCCATTATTATTGCCATTATTATTGCCACCGTTGTTGCAATTATTGCAACATTCATGATGTTTATGTTTGCAATCACATGACATATTTATTCCAGTTACAGTGAAAATATACAATATGATATGTTTTAGGATTCTACATAAGAATGTGGATACTATTTTGAAGAATGAATTAAATTGGCAATATAATGTTTTTTTGACAGTATCAAGATTGTAATTGGAATCACTAATAAATTCATCATTTACAATGTCGTATTTGCTGTCAGGTTTTTTGCTGTCAATGATGACTAAGCTCCAAAAGAAAAGTCCAATTATTGCAATCAAATATATTAATGCCATATGAGACAGTGGTTATATATATTATATATAACTTATTTTATGAAACACTGAATGATGAAAATTAAGGACTTGAATTAAAATATTATTTTTGGTGAATGTGATTTAGTAAGTTGGAGACACCACCATTCGAATCAATTTAATGAATTAATATAATATATATATGTCTAGAAATCCCATCGCAAGAATTACTGACTTTGATTTTCAAACAGATATTCAGAATGATTTTTCTGTCACAGGAAATTCATCTTTGAATGGTCAAGTCGAAATAAAATCTGGAGATTTGTATGTTGATCAATATCTCTTTGTTGCTCAAGATTTGAAAGTTAATGGAACTACTACTTCTGGTGGTCAATTGACTGTCTCTGATGGTGGTGCCGATATTACTGGTGATTCAACAGTCACTGGCAAATTAACTGCCACTGATAAATTAACTGTTTCTGCTGGCGGTGCTGACATTAGCGATAATTTGAATGTTACTGGAACTACTACTTCTGGTGGTAAGTTGACTGTTTCTGCTAATGGTGCCGATATTACTGGCGATTCTAAAGTCACTGGCAATTTGAATGTTACTGGACCTACTACTTCTGGTGGTCTATTAACTGTTTCTGCCGGTGGTGCTGATATTACTGGTGATTCGACAGTCACTGGTAAATTAACTGCCACTGATAAATTAACAGTTTCTTCTAATGGTGCCGATATCACTGGTGATTCAAAAGTCACTGGCAATTTAAATGTTACTGGAACTACTACTTCTGGTGGCAAATTGACTGTCTCTGATGGTGGTGCCGAAATTAAAATATATGATCCTATTACTCATGCCAAGTTAAATTCATTAGAAATTGCACCAAATTCTACCGCAATGAATGTTTATGATAATACAGGGACTTTGAAATCACAACTCGTAATTGGCAATGGTGGTATTGAAACAAACGCTGGTGTTGTGTTGAATACTGAGAACAAAGATAGTGCTATTGAAGTAGTCAGAGGCAGACCAACCGATTTTGTAGCAAATCCTACATACATTTCTGATAAAAACAAATTTGCCACACAAGTCAACCACGGTATTTATGTTGATGCCATTAATGTCGGTTCTACTCAATTTAGTGCCCAAGATGGTAGTGCAGGTATTACTTTTACATCTGGTGCTGATACTCCCAGTAGCTCACTCGTTGTCAATGCCCCTGTTACCATTAATGGCTCATTGTCTCTCCCTAATGGTAGCATTTCATCCGAAACTGACAGAACTGTTACTGTCACAATTGCATCTGGTAGTGCCGATATAGAATTTAAGACCAATCCATATGGAGCATTCTTTATTATGATTGATGAAATTGATGTTTTAGGTGCTTCTATTGCTGAAGGTGCATGTGCAATGTATAGCGCATGTGTCAAATCTACATCCAGTATTCTCAACAGACTCTCAGGTATAAGTGGTGGTTCTGGATCTAGCCTTAGAAACATCACTGCTTCATGGAACACAACTACTAATAAAATGACTGTTACAGTAACCAATGCTGATGGTGTCAAATACAAAGTCAGAATTCTTTCCCCATCTGCATTCACAACTGTCCCCTCAGCATAATCTAATAGTGAAGATATAATGTGAATATTAATTGTTATACCACAATTTAATTTATTTTATTATAAATATTTATAATAAAATGACAGACTTCCAAATTGTTTATCAAGAAGATATAGATGTCCAAGGCACAATGCAAAACAATACAACCAGAACCAATGAATTAGGATCTAAAATTGATAACAGATCTAATGTCATTATCCTATCTTCCAATATCGATGGTTCTGCAAATAATACTACCATCACCACACCCAATATTGTTTCTACCAATTCATCTCTAGGTTCGGCCACTGCTAGTTCAGTTAATTTGACTGGCACATCCAGTTCTTTAATTGTTGGTCCTGTTGGTTCTAGAATGTCTTATTCTGCCACAGATAGTTCATTGATTTTTGATAATGCTTCAAGTTCTATTAATCTTCAAGGTGGATCAAGTTCTATTGTATTATCAGGTGTTACCAGTTCTATTGATCTTTCTGGTGCTAACAGTAATATTTCTTTGTCTGGTGCTAATAGTAACATTTCTTTATCTGGTGCTAATAGTTCTGTCACAACTAGAACATTGACATCAAGTAATTCTACATTAGGTGATGCAATTGCAAGTTCTATAACCTCATCAATTTCATCATTAGGATCAGCCACAGTCAGTTCATTAACTGTTAATGGAAATGAAACATTGTCCGGTAATGAAACATTATCTGGATCGTCTAGTCAATTTAGTTTAACAGGATCATCCAGTTCTCTTTTAGCAGGTCCTGTCGGATCTAGAATGTCTTATAATGCCTCAAACAGTTCTTTGACCTTTGATAATGCATCTAGTTCAATTAGTTTGTCAGGAACATCAAGTTCTATTACATCTAACTCATTAACAGTTGCTAATTTATCATTCGGATCAGCTACTGCCAGTTCTATCACAACTAATACATTAACAGCAACTAATTCATCATTAGGATCAGCCACTGCTAGTTCTATTACATCTAACTCATTAACAGTTACCAATTCATCATTGGGATCAGCCACAGTCACTTCATTAACTGTTAATGGAAATGAAACATTGACTGGTAATGAAACATTATCTGGTTCGTCAAGTCAGTTTGCTTTATCTGGTTCATCCAGTTCTCTATTAGCCGGTCCTGTTGGATCTAGAATGTCTTATACTGCCTCTAATAGTTCTTTAACTTTTGATAATGCATCAAGTTCAATTAGTTTGACAGGAACATCCAGTTCTATTTCATCTGCTACTGCCACACTTGCAACAATTAATGAAAGAACTACTAATCAGGGTACATTAATAACAAGACCCAAAATAAATACTACATCTGATATGAAGTCAGCACCAACATTACCATATATTGCAAGTGTTGATAGCAATGGTTTTGTAAAATTATTAAGTTTAGCTTCGACAGCACCAGCATTAGGCAGTGTATTAGCAGTTTCAGATACAGATGCTACAATGTTAAACTGGAAAACAATAAGTAGTGCAACATCAATGACAGCTACTGGATGGGCAATAGTTACAGAAACAACGGTAAATGGAACAGTTCCATATTATTGGACAGGGACAACATACACTGCACAACCTGCAAAAGGATTTACAAATGTAGCAAATCCAACAACATATACTAGAGTATTTACATATGGTGGTTCGAGTATGACCACACAATCAACAAGTCCAATTGTAGCATTAGTTGATTCAACAAATAATAGTCCTACAGTTTCTGGAAGTATGCTTTTAAGAAATCAAATTAAAATATTGGCATCAGGATATTACTTTATACAAGGGACATTCCCAGCAGGT